GGTTAAAAAGAGTGGGTGTTTTAATGTGTTTGGGGGGGAAAGGGGGGGATGGGGGAGGGGAGAAGGGGGGGGGGGGGGGGGGGAAAAGGGTGTTTAGGGGAAGGGGTAAGGGGGAGGGAGGGGGGGGGTAAACGGGGTTTACCCGAAATACAAGATAAAAGAAAAGGTTTAAATATAAGTTTAAATGAGAGTAGTGCCCCCGCAAATTTTTCAAAAAATGAAACGGATTCTGACTTTAAAAAAATCGGAGTGATTGAACCGCCGGAAAGCCCTATTTCATTAAAAATTGAGAAAACGGAACAGGATGCACCGGGGGCCGGGCCGACGCAGGAGGCATACAATAGCGCGATTGACGAATATTTAAAGTTTACAGCGCCGACGATAAAGGCTGATGACCCGAATCCCGTCGAAACCGCGACGCAAATAGCAGTTGATTTTATGCAGCGCCACACAGACACGGTAAAAATTTGGTGTGATAATGCCCGATGGTCGGGAACGCCGGAAAAACTTATCAACGAGTTCAGAGACTTCTTTTCTTACTATCAATCGACAAGCCCCGAACATCAAAGTATAACGCGCCCTGAATTTTGGTTTAAAACAAAGTTTCCGGGATGGATTTCAAAAGCAAAGAATTTCAAAAATGGAACTTCAAATACAAACTCAAGCGCTGAACAACTTGCAAACGATTCCCTTCGCCGCGCTCTTGAATACGCTCAACAGGCAGGGCAATTCGGTGGCAGTACAGGATATTGAGGCTGTTTATGTGGGTATGCAAATGCCTATACGCAGCATGGATGCGCAAAAGTACACCGCCGCCGCCATTGTCGTAATGCAGTCGGTTGCGCGGGCCTATTGCGGTGCAAATGTCGAGCAAACAACCCCCGCCTTTTGGTCTGAATGTGCGCGATTCTTAGCGCGTGAATTTTCAGGCATCGGAGTTGAGGAAGTGCGCAATGCCTTTTCGCTTTCAGCCGCCGGGAAAACAGGCGAAAACATAATAGCATACAAAGGCGTGTTTACGCTGGAAATTTTGGGCCGGGTCATGGCGGCATACATGGAATATCGCCAAAAGATCACTGCTGCTATAATTTTGGAGCGAGAGGCGGTAAAAGCAGAACAAGAAAATGCGGAACGCATTGAGGCTCAAAAACAGTATTTTGAGTTTGAGGTTAACCGGATAAAATCGCTGCTTGAAAAAAACGATATGATTGAAAAATGGGAGCAAGTTCCTGGGGGGTGGTATCGGATTTGCGATGAAAGAGGATGGATAAAGCAAGGCATAAATAAGCCGCCTCTTTGGTTGCAGGCAAAGAATATTGCGGTGTCGAAAGCAAAGCGCGAAGTATCCGGGCTTTTTTTGAGCGCGAATGAGGTTGAAAAGGTGCGGGTTGAACTTAGTAAAAATCCTGATGTTTTCCCCGAAAAATTAAAGGCTTATGCGGTTTATGTGTACGAAAAAATGCTGGTCTTAGAATCACTTGCAAAATTCACAAAATAACCGATGGTATCAGACCGCCTCCGTGCCATGTGTACGGGGATTTTGATGCCTGGGGAATCAAAACGCTAACTATGAAAGAAATCGAAAACAAAATTGAAAATCTTATTGCTAAAAGCGATAATGACGAACTTATGGCCGCGTGGCTTGAGTATCTTGAACAAAAAAATAAAAACTCGGAGCGCCTTGTAAAGCGTCTTGAGGATAAAGACCCAATTTTGACAGGCGCAATTGTTGGGGCTATTATTGGTTCTTTGTTCGACAAATAGCGTTAACTAAAATCAAAAACAATGGCAAAAATAACAGTAGCGCTATTGCGCAAACTTGAAAACCAATGCAATAAAGGCGAGATTTCATTTAGCCGCATGGTTGAACTGCTTAATGAGCGCGCGGCCGAGCGCGACAACCAAGCCGCCCATATTGAGCGCCTGCAAAAAGCGGCAACAATGAAAGATATACTATACAATTGGTCTCAAGGCGGCGGGTTTATTATTAGATTCTGCCAAGAAACTGATTTTTACAAACTATATGAAGTTCCTCTTTTTGGAGGTAACGAACAACACGTTGGAAATTTTGATTCTGTTAAAGAAGCAAAAGAATACGCGGATCAATTAGTATGATTATTCCGCATAGCCTCATACATGCCGCGCTGCGCGTTTAGCGATTTACGGTAGGTAACATTTGGGCATTAAAATTCACCTTTAAGTTAATTAAAATCTAAAACAATGAAAAACGAAAAAACAGTTCTTGAATGGCTTTCTCACCTTCCTGAGCCATATAAAAGTCAGGCGATTGAAAAATATGACCCCGAATATTTTGACCCTAAAAATAATTATCGTTACGATAAAAATCCCGTTGCAAACGCTATTAGAAACGCATTTCATTGGGGTTGTTCAGATGATGAATTTATTTACTGGGCCGACATTCACACCCGCGCTGAAAACGGAGAATTTGACGCCCCTCCTATCCCGTGGCCTGCCGAAGCAGACTGGAGCAACGCGCCGAAAGGTACATACGCCCGCGCGGTAAACAGCGATGGAAGGTGTTACCATTACATGCTTACGCCTCAAATTAGACTGTTCGAGGCATCGACATGGGTTGAATCGCGCCGGCCATGCGGACAAATCACCGACATGACCAACATCGACTGGAAACAATCATTTGAAATTAAGCCATGATAATGAAACAAGAAACAGTGTCCGAAGCAACAGCCCAATTATTGCGCGAAGCCGGATTCCCGCAACCAAAAGAGCATCAAAAGGCGTCGCCAAATATTGCATTTAGGCCAACCGGGAACCAAATAATTCGGCAAATTATTGACCGGGTAATCGTTATATTTGAGCATAACTCGTTTGAGGTTTGGACAAGCGTCGGACGGCATAGGGGCGTGGATTTTTCGGAAACGTGCGCGGCTGCGTATCTTGAATGGGCAAAATCAGTACCATTTTAAATGCAAAAATATGACCGATTTATTTGATACCTCCCTGCTTCAATTAGCCGACCCCAACCCGATGGTCGTTGCGCTTGGCGCTTACGGTGAAGGCAAAAAATGTAAACACTGTGAGCATTGCGTACAAATCCAACCGGGTGCAAATAAGTATTTTAAATGCGCCTTGCGCAAAATAACACATGGGCCTAAAACGGATATTCGGGTAAATTGGAACGCCTGTAAAAAGTTTGAACCCGCAAATGGCTAAAAAATCCCCAACACCCGCCAAACCCGCACAGCCTAAATTTTCCATTAAAGGACCGTTTGTACTTGCTACGTTTTTGCGGGTATGCCGGGCGATGGAAATAATGGAAGCCGACGCGCACGTACTTTTTGCCGCACTTCAAAATCGCGGTGAAATAATCGAAGCGGGCGGGATTGGGATTAATGGGGAAACAAAATCATTCATTTATAAAACGCAATAAAATGGAAAGCGATTTTTTGACAAAACTTTACAAAGGTCTGGTTGACGAGTTTAGGCAGTTTGAACGGTGGAGGGATGCAAATGATGCCGAAATGCAGGGATTGATTGAAAAATGCGCCCTTTCTATGCCTACGGATAAGCCGTCTTCTCCAAAAGGCAAATCTGCTTACATTAAGAGATTAGAAAGTTTTTTTTTAAAAAAACTAAAGCACATAAAAAAGCCTACCAAAAGAAAACGCAAAATGGTAGATCAATACATATTTGCAACAATTGCACGTCACAAAAAAACGCAATAAAATGGCAAACTTAAAAACAGAATCAACCAAAAGCCAAAACCAGCGGATCGCCGAACACCTTTTGCAATACCGCGAAATCAACCCGAAACAGGCGCGTATTTTATACGGATGCGAGCGCCTTGCCGCTCGGATAAAAAACCTGCGTGACGGCGGGGTAAAAATTATCACAGACAAAAAGTCTTACAAAAATGCGGCGGGGCATAATGTTACCTTTGCTGTTTATCGCCTTGCAATATGAGCAGACCATTTTCAGAAAAACACGCAGCCAACAAATTAAAGGAACTTTGCGATCAATCAGGCATATCAAAACCGGTCAGGATGCAAATACAAGGCATTGTCGACCGACGCGCCGAACACGCATTTTTAGAGGGAGTAAAACATTGTCACGAACAATACAAGAAAAAAGATGAAATTCATAGGAGTTGACCCGGCGTTCCGAAAAAATGGGTTTTGGTGCGCGATTATCGAAAGGCCGGAAAATACGATTCGTTTTGTCGAGTGTAAAACTTTGGGCGATTTTGCGAACTTGCTAATATGGGAAAAGCCTGACCACATCCTAATCGAAAACAGCAACATGCAAAAGGCACAATTCAGGCAGGGCGCAAGTACAAAGGAAAAACAAAACGTTGGCATGAACATGGCCGTTTCTCAAATTTCGGTTGATCTTGCTGTTTCTTTATTAGGGCTTGAATTGCCAGTTGAGGTTTCGCCAAAACGAAAGGGTACTAAAATTGCAGACTTGAACATTTTTCAGGCATGGTTAAAAGCCAATACCCTGACAGCCGAAAACTACAAAGGTAACAAAACGGAACAGGACAAACGCGACGCGGCCAAACTTGCGATTATGGCAGAGCAGGAATTTAAACTACACATGAAAGCCAAAAAAAAGTAACTTTGTGCGCATGATTTGGATTGTAATTATTTTCTTTATTGTCATTGCCGTTTTGCGGGAGTTTCTCGACAACCAATAAACAATGTTAAACATGCGTAAATTTTTGTTTAGCATTGGATTTAGGCGTCTAATCCTTTATCTTTGGGGCCACTTTAAACGTTTAAATAAAAACTTACACATGAGTATTTTTGCAAAAATTACGGGCCTGATTACCCAAACCGTCGATTTTAAAAACGACGAACTCGAAGCAGCCGTTGAAAATGTTTTGAACACATCCGGCGCTTTGGCAATTGCATCATTAGAGGTTGACCGCTTGGCAGGTGAAGAAAACGCCGATTACACCGACCAGGCGGGCGCGTTGGTTGACCTCGGCTATACTTTGGGCAAAGCCCTGGGTAATCTGAATCCTGACGAATCCGCAAAAGTAAAGGCTACCCTTGCCTTGATTATCAAATCGGACACGCCGGAAAAAGAATTGGCGCTCGAAACGCTGTTCAATACCGTTGTTGATACAAACGCCGCTATCCAAGCGCTGAATACATTGGCTGATTTGGATGCCGTACCGCCTGCCGAATAGTAGTTAAAGAAGTTGGTTTTGAATGTATTAGCGGTGCGATGTATTTCGCGCCGCTTTTTTATTTTGTATTTTATCGATAAAAGTTTTGGTTTGTTTAATTGTGTGTTATATTTGTGCTTCAATTATTCACACTAAAAACACATACAATGCAAAAAAAGAAACAGCCGCAACCAAATTACGCGCTTACCAAAAAGACAAAGGATAGCCCAAAGGCAGCGCCCACGCCAAAAGCCAAACCAGCCCCGACCGATGATTCTAAATATTTTAAGGTCGGTAAGCATTGGAACTTTCACACCGGCTATCCTGATACCGGATTTTAAAACTATAAATTTGCATGAAATACCCCTCAGTATTTTATCATTTTTTAATACTTAAATTTATATAAAATGGCGGCAAAAGACGCATCAAAACAGATTATTGCTAACCTCATTCAAGCGAATGAAACAATAGTTTCTATTGCAAGAAGCGGTTATTCTGACGAAGATTTGAAATCATATTTTACTCTACAATCACTTGATGCACAAGAGCGTATCAAAGATTTGAAAAAGAAAATTAAAGACACTTTTTCAATTGATTATGACAGCGATAGCGCAAAAAGTCAAATCATTAAAGAGGGGTCAAAAGTCGAAGTTCTTGTAAATCACATGGACGGCATGAAAGGCTCAACTGCAATTGTTAAATCTTATTCAATTCCTGCGATGCTTTCAGATATTACAATGAAAGATGGTATGAAAATGAATAATCACAAATGGCTGACAAATGCCGAAGTGAAATTGAAGTAACGTTATTTTTTCACAATTTAAAAATTTTGGATATGAAACCAATGGTTATGCCAAAACCGAAGCCAAAAGGCAAGTAGTTTGGCTTTTTCTGTTCGTTGTGGGCAGGGTAGTATTTTTTATTCTGCTTGCATCGAACTCCAAGACTGCCGCGCCGCGCGTTTAGCGGTTTACGGCAGGCAACAGTTAGAAAAATACATTGCTCATGCCACGTCGGTATGGGCTTTTTTATTGGCTAAATTTTGCAAATCTGCCTATATTTGCATAAAATAAAAGCCATTTTTAAACAAAACATACATGAAATTCACAAAACATTTTTTGATTCTCTCGCTTTTGGCGCTTGCTTTTTCGGGCAATGCCCAAATATTTAACCCCTACAAACGCGCGATCAACCGCGAAAAAGACAAGACCGATGAACTTAAACAACAATGGCCCATTGTGATTGACCCGATTGAGCGCGTGCCGCAAAACGTATCGAACACCTTTGCCGCCGCTTCGCCTGATAATTGGGGTGTTCGCCTTGTGCTACCTGATTCAATCAAACAGCGTTTGCAGAACGAGTGCAAAAACAAAGTGGTCGTTAAGGTTTACGATACAAGCGGCGGCACAAACCACCCTGCCCTGCAACAAGGCCAAATGCCAGGTAGTAACTACACTGGCAGCGTAAGCCTACCCGATGCGCAAGGACACGGTACACACGTTGCGGGTATTATTGCCGCCGACGGGTTTGGGGTACTTGATGCACTTATCGACAATGGCATAATAAGGTGGAAGCCCGTCAAAATTTTGAGCGACAATGGTAGCGGCTCATTCGATTGGTTCCGCAATGCGGTGGCCGGGGAAACAAGCGAAGACCGGGTATTAATCGCGCAAGGGTATGGTATTGTTTGCAATGGATCGTTTGGCGGCGGTACGGCACTTGTTCCAAACGTAGAAACGGCGTTACGCGCTTCGACTGATTTGGGCGTTGTCTACTTAATTGCAGCCGGCAATACGGGCGTTGAGGGTGTTAACTATCCGGGCAATAGTCCCTATACAATCGCTTGTGCGTCGTTGGATGACAATTTAAAGCGCTCATCTTACAGCACGATGGGCAAAGAAGTAGCCGTCGCAATGCCGGGGCGTAATATCTTATCTACCTACCTAAACGGTCAATATGCGACGCTATCAGGTACAAGTATGGCAACCCCATTTCTAACAGCGTGTGCGGCGATTGCAAAGAGTAAATATGGAACGGCTATACCTGATTACAAGGCAATGCGGCGTTTTTTATGCTACGTTGCCGCCGACCTGGAAATGCAGGGGCGCGATAACTTAACCGGATGGGGCATTGATTATGTCCGTGGCATACTGAATACCAATCCTCGAAATATCCCGCCGTCGTTTAACGATAATCCTGGCACCGGAAACCCAACCGACCCAAATCCGCCTGTCACACGCGAAATCCGAACAATCGAATACACGATAACAGGGGATTGGTCGATATTTTGGGGGCCGTCAGGTAGCAATGTAGCAGAGCCGACAACGCTAAAAGCGACAAGTAAAAAGGCTAAAGGCTTGGCGACAAGCACGGCAAAAATAACGTCCGTAAAACTTGAATACACAACAACGGATTTTGCCGAAAAAGCCAGCGCCGACATAAATACAAACGTAAAAGCATTTTTTGCTGGGCGCGGGTTTTTGCTACCTAATCCGTGCGACTTTGCAGATGCGATTTATTGGGCTGCTTATTTTTTGGATATGAGCCTAACCCAAGACAATAAACAGACAGTGCGGATCTTGTCAATCGAGGGCAACGACGGGAAAGGCAATAAATCCGCTTTTAATGCTTCTCAGATTAAGCGGTGGCCCATTGGGAGTAACTAAGATAAAAAAAATGGTTTGAATAAGGCCCGTTCGCTTGTCGTTCGGGCCTTATTTTTTTACGTTTGTCGATAAATGGGTAAAATTTTGAGATACGCAAATAAAAAATCAATCAAAAGCTTTCAGTTTGATAATTATGTGTTACATTTGTAACATCATTAACGATCAAACGCAATGCCAAAAATATTCAAACTAAAGCATTCAGATGGCCTTAACATAGACTATCCAATAATGTCAGATCAGCGGGCATACATAAATGAGTGCGTAATTTCTGGAAACCTTAATACAAAACTATGGAAGGGTAGATATGTTGTTTCTTTTCCGAATAGCGACAAATGGGCTACATTTTCCGGGAAATTACATGCGCCGACCGGCATTGTTTGGCTCGATTATGTCGAATCAATAATGTAAGAATCATTTCCACGATTGCGCATATTGCACAGGGAACATAAAAAAGCAACCAATGCTTGACCAACCAACACAACGCCGTAACAAATACAACTTCATTACGAAAGTTTTATTTGACGCCGAAATTTTACATTCCAATATTTCAATGGATGTGGAATATGCAGTCGATTGTACCATGACCTGCACCGATGCCGAAGAAGGTACGTTTGATGTTGAAATCAACCGCATGGCCGTACAAAGCGGCGTGTATGATGACGGCCAAATGATAAGCATGTCGCCGTGGGCGCGGGTTGACATGAGCGCTATAACCGCCAAAACAATTGGCGATATTGAGCGCGAAATCCTGATTAAATTTTTTGATTCGTTCGGAGATGATGGCGAATTGTATAATGATGAATTTCCAGCACTGCCAGCAATGGTAGTTTCGGAGTATGAGCCGACCAACTAAATAATGAAGTTCCCAAAGTTTGAACACCTATACATAATCTTTGCCCCCTATGCCTTACCATGCCGGGCAAAGATTGGTATAAGTATTGAAGCCAAGCAGCGCAAAGAGCAGATCAAGGCGGAACTTCGCCCAATGTTTGGGGATACGACCGTTTACGCGATTGGTCTACCCGTGCTGTACGCCTACCAAATAGAGCAGCGCCTACACCGAACTTTCCGCCGCCTTCAATATCACGGCATACGCCACACAAACGGCGGTACGGAGTGGTTTTGGAGCATAAATTTTTTGACCTTTGCCGTTTTGCTGATTGCGCGGTATTGGATGGGAGAACGGTTGTTTTTGTTGCCGTTTTTTGTCCTGGTATTCCCTTTGCCGGTTGACTACATTTTGTTAACTTTGCTTATAGCCGCTTCGCAGTGGGCGCTCATTTTGGGCGGTCTTTGGGGGGCAATGTGGGCACTAAATTTGTATTAAATGACCAATAAAAGACGCAAAAAATGCTATAACTGCAAATATCAAGGTGAGGTTTTTAAAATTGGAGAAGTCAAGCATCACCATTGTCAGCATGAATCATGTCATCCAGGCAACCCGTGGGAATCGCTTGAGCGCGTAATTGATACTTGTAAGCATCATCAATTTTTAGATGAGAAAAAACCATGAAAATAATCCCCATACACAACGGCACCTTAACACTTGTCGAATCAAAGGCATATTGCCCGCATTGCAAAGCGCACTTATCGTTTGAGCAGATCGAAAAGCGGTTTGCAAGGCAGGATAAATCATATATTCGTATGAAGTGCGGATGCGGTAAGTTTATCGGGGTAACTTCGAATATCATGGGCGATTTTGTGGCGTATGACATAAACGAACAAATTTTAAATCAATAAAAATGCAAAACGAGTTTCACCAATGGCAGGACGCTACAAATTACCGACGCGACCAAACGGATAAAACGCCGACCGCATGGGAATACAAAACGCCCGACTTGCGTATTTGGATTTCAAGGCATCATATCTACAATCCAGGCAAATGGGTTATTACCTGCTTTGCCCTTCGCTTAGATGCACAGGAAATGAAAATCAAAGAAGATGCAACTTTGGAGCAAGCGCAGGAAATGGCGCTAAGAATCGTAAGGCGTAGGCTTCAAACGATGCTTTCAAATTTGGAGCCGAAATGAACAAATTGAACTTAATTTGCAAAACCCGCAATAAGGCACTATTTTTGTGCTATGAATATGTGCGTGTGGCTGCATTTATGTAACACGCAAAACAGTGGGAAAACAGTGGAAAATGAAACAAACAAAAGGCAATAACGGAGGCGGTATATTAAAGGTTATGGAGAAAGGCGAAACAGTTAACCCCAATGGCAGGCCCAAAGGGGCTATTTCGTTTAAAGCGATATTGTCAAAAGTTCTTGACGCTGAAATAACAGTTGAAGAAGCGGGCGAAAAGCGCAAAATAACGCGATATGAAGCAATGCTGCTTAAGGTGGCGAACGATGCTGCAACAAACGCAGACCCCGCCGTAAGGCTTCGGGCTACACAGTGGCTTGTTGATCGCAGGGAGGGCAAAGCGCCCGAAACAATAAACGCAACGGTACAATCATTTACCGCGCCAGGAGCCGTGACAGCCGAAGAAATGGAGCAAATTTTGCGCATTGTAAAAATTGACCCTAAAAGTGAAGAGTGAGTGAAAATATCCGATTTCTGCCAGCATCGAAAGCAAAAGGGCTAAAACCCGAACAAATACAGTACATTGGGAGTATAGGTAACTTTTTGCCTATTGTTGTCAATGATGCGTACATACCGCACTACAAAAGGCCGGAACGCATACAGATATTGTACGGCGGCGCGGGCTGCTTTGTTCCCGGAACTTTGGTAAGAACTGAAAATGGGTTGAAGCGAATCGAATCCATAAAAAAGGGCGATCATGTACTTTCATTTTCGGAAACAAATAGGCAGCCTGAATATAGAGAAGTTTTAAATACTTTTTGCTATTCGGCGGTACACTTGGGTAATAAATTTGTTACCTTTGTAATGCCGACTTATAAAATAGTCTGCACTTCAAACCATGAATTTTACATTAACGGAACTTGGGTTGCCGCTGGAATCATTGCCGAACGAATTATGGCGGGAGATACCCGAAACGAATGGGCGCTACTATATAAGCAACAAAGGGCGTCTTTTGACAACAAGGCATTATGCAACATCGAAGGCGATAAAATACAGAGCAGCATTTATGAAGCCCGCCTTAGATGCACGGGGGTATTTAAGAACAATGATCTCAATAAACGAGAGAAGCAGGACAATAAAAATGCACAGGGTTGTAGCACAGATATGGATTCCGAACCCTTTGAATCTCGACACTGTGAACCACAAAGACTGCGACAAGACAAACAACTGTGTGGAGAACTTAGAATGGTTGTCACACATAGACAATATAGCGCACTATCAGGGAACCGGATTAAGGCCAATTATTCGGGGGGAAGATTCTGCAACCAGCATTTTGAAGGAGTGGCAAGTATTAGAGATAAGGGAGTTTGCGAAGAAAAAAAGAAAGGGGCACAGGGCTATTCTTTCGGAGAGGTTTGGCGTTACACAGGCGACAATAAAAGATGTGGTAATGCGGAGGAGTTGGAAGCATGTACCATAGATATTTTTTCGGTAATTGATTGCTTCTTTTCTGAACCAACTGGCTATGTTTATGATCTTTGTGTTGAGGGTAATCACAATTACTGTATAACCGAAGACAATATAATTGTACATAATTCTGGGAAAAGCGACTGGAAAGCAACGGAACTGCTCATAAAGGTTTTAACGGAACCGTATTGCCGTGTTTTGTTCGTCCGCAAAGATCACGTTACTGTTCGGCACTCACAGTTCCAACTTTTCAAGGATCAAATAGCGCGTTATAATTTACAGGCATATTTTACGGTACTTGAAACGCCCATGATAATACGCTGCCACAATGGCAATGTAATGCTATCCGGGGGGCTTGATGACGTGGACAAGTTGAAGTCGATTGCTGATATTACAGATATTTGGCTAGAGGAGCCTTTAGACAACCGCGGCAGCATTACGGCAGATGACTTTTTGGAACTTGATCGGCGCGTAAGAACGGCCAAAGCTTCAAATCACATACACTTCACATTTAACCCGATTTCGCAGGATAGTTGGATAAACGATTACTTTTTTAAGGCGAAGGATTACGACCCGTTTATTTTAAAAACCACTTACCTCGATAACCACTTTAGCCCCGAATCCCAGCATTTGACGTTTGAGCGGTTGAGGGTGCGAAATTATCAGCAATATTTGGTTTACGCGCTTGGGGAATGGGGTACGCTTACAGAGGGGCTTATTTTTAAGGAATATACCATCGTTCCAGAATTTCCAGCCGACGCACAAAAACAGGGGTACGGTTTGGACTTTGGATTTTACCCCGATCCGACGGCGCTTGTACATTGTGGCATTTATGAAGGTCGGTTATACATAGATGAAATTATGTATGATTATAACATGACCTCGCATATACGGGCTAAAACGATGAAAGAACGGGCCGTTTCGCCAAAATTGCGTATTATTGCAGATCGAAACCCGGAGGCGATTAAGGAAATATCGGGCTTAGGTTTCCCAAAGATTGAAGCAGCCGAAAAGGGGCCGGGTAGTATTGCAAACGGTTTGGAGTTATTAGGTAACTACCCTATTTGCATAACAGCGCGGTCGGTGAACTTGAAAAAAGAACTTGATAATTACAGTTGGGTGATCGACAAGCGCACGGGAAAGCCAACGGGCGACCCGATAGACGAATGGAATCACGCGATTGACGCGGCCCGATATTGGGCAAGCAAACATATCACTTCACAAAAGCCGTTTAGGCGGCAAATCAGATAAAAAATGGATTTCAAAGAAAAACTTATCGCGCTGTACAACGAAATGCGCTGGAAAGAAAACAAGACCGTTAAAGAGGCGCAAATTTGCCGCGACTTCCGCGTGTTTGTTACGACAAAATTCCAGGATAATGATACCCGGATGACGCTAAATGCTGTCGACCGTGGAGACTATGACCCGGAAAAAAAAACTTTGAACCCGACGTTAGTGCCGTCGCTGCCAGTGCAGGCCCCACAATTATCGCAACCGAACCTTACGAACAACTTGAATACGTCCGACCAAAGCGGAAATGCTGTGGAGGTTAGCGGTATTGATCCTGATGAACTTTTGGAAATGTCCGACGAATTGGCAAAAGAAGCCGCTGCATTTGCGAAAGAGGCGGAATCGTGGAATCAAATCGCAAAAGACGCGGTTGAATCGACAGGGCCTAAAAAGCGCGGGCGCAAACCAAAAATATAAATTCACCATTTAAAAACGCACAAAATGAAATGTGATGCACATCAATATACCGGGCCACTTTTTAATCCGGCTGAACCAAATTTCCTATACTCTTACTATGTTTCTGCCGAATACATAAGGGAAGTTAAAGTAGACGGGGAGATAATTTCAGGGATATTTATGTCACATACAGGCAAATGGAAAATGTTACTACCTGAAAAAAATGGCGGCTCTTTTTTTGAACAGGAGTTATGGCATGCTAACGGAAGGAAGCGGTATAATCAAACATTATTTTTAAAATTTGAAGAGTATGACATATATAAGCATTTTTTAAAAATGACTAAATTGATCGCTGCGGCTTGCTGCCAACTTACATTTGTTCATTTTTATGAAAATGGATTATCGCTTATACAGGGAATTGAAATAGACCCACTTGGGAGAGGCGGGTTTACGGTTAGTAAGTTGCAACCAGCAAAATTGATGCCTTTCTCCCCATATAAAAGCATAGATGATGAGTCTCCTTTTGAATGGAATGTAACCAGCGTTTCCGCAGATTTAGCACCGCGCACATCTTTAACCGCCGCCGACTTAGAGGCGCTTTAAACTAAAACTATGAATAGCGATCAGATTTTAGCATTTGTCACAATGCTTGTAAATGGCGTTTTGGTGGTAATGTGCTATAAAAATGTAAAGTTTGCTGATAAAATGATTAAGTATTATGAGGATCAAATCAACAACAAAAACCCCTAAAACATGGTCATATTATTTTTCATATTAGGCGGCTACGGCGTATTTTTTGCTATCCTGATGACGGTTGTAGTTGTCACGGACATACAGACGAAGCGCCGAAAAAAGAAAGCAGAAAAAGCCGTATCCAGCAAAGCGCCTACTGCATGGCAAAATATGTCAATACCCAAAAATGAGGTATTTAAAGCGGCACTTGAGCGATTAGTTTGGGAAAACTTTGACGTACCCTTAATCCACTCAACCGAACATAACACCACAATCTACGCACACAAAGCCAATGCTTAACGCCGTATTACAAGACAAGGACGGAAACCAAATTCTAAGTATTGAACTGCCTACAAAGCCGTCCGAACTAAAACTTTCCCGCTACATTGACTTTCTGATAGCCCAGGAAAGCACGGATAACGCCGTTAAGCGGGCCGTACTGTCAATTTCAGCGCTTACTGGCGTAGATTACGGCGAAATGATAGACGCGACGGTCGGGAATATTTACAGCGCTGATACTAACTTAGACGGCACCTTAGCGCCAATTTTTGCGCATGTGCATAAGGTTATCGGAATGATAGCCCCAAAACAGCGCATCGAATCGGATTGTGATTTTGAATACAAGGGTGAACAATATAAAATTCCGTTCATTCAGCAGATCGCGCTTAGTGGCGTTGATGTCATGCCGGGAATTTCGGTAATCGAGGCAATAGAAGTTTTGGAAACTAAACGAATCGCCGAACAAATGCAAAATGAGGATACGACGGGCAGCGTACTTTTTAGCATGTATTTGCGCACTATGGCGGTAATATGCCGAAAACATGGGGAAAGCCTGCCGATTGAGGAAGGAGAAAAGGAGCGCTTCATAAGTGACCGAATGAAACACTTTTCCGACATTGATTGCGAAACCGCCTTAGATGTCGCTTTTTTTTTGAGCAGTACATTGCGGGGCTTAGGCGCAAAGCACGATGTATTTACTTCTTTGAGCCACCGCAGCCTAACTCCAATTTTGGAGATGTCCGTATTCAGGCAGAAGCGCAAGCCAAAGCGAAAAAACATAGTGAGGCGGTCTTTGCCCGTGTAGGACACCGGGCAATTTTGACGGCGCTAATGGAGCAGGCATGGTTTGGTTCCACACCGTCGCTGTATGAGTGCGCTTGCCGGGCGAATTATGAGACGGCAATATCGTTGATGAGTGACAAGAACGCCGAACTTTAAATAAAAAGGCCCGCATGTTGTGCGGGCCTTTTTATTTGCGTTACCGGCGGGCCTAAGATTGAAGGATGCAAACAAGCCTGGTTTTTAAAAACTTTTGCGTATAAACTTCGCCTTCTTTCCCTTTTGGAGATGTTGAAACAGTCAATGTTTTTGCAGTTTCAGAAATGATGCTATTTATTTTATAGACCGACCCGAAATTCCACATTAAAAAATCTCCCTCTTTGATTTCAGCGGCGGGGGTTCCAAGCACAACACCAACAGATTGAAGGCGCATTGCTTTTGGATGGTTGATATTTACGAACTACGTTTGCAAATTCAGGCTCCTTTAGATAAACAACTCGAAGTTTAAATTCGTAGTAACGGCTCTTATTTAATTAATCAATGTACCTGCAATTGGAAACCAGCCAATACCGAACTCAGTATTTGGATTAGCGCAATACTTGTCGAGTTTGGTCAGGTCATTTGGCCTGAATCTTACATCAGTATGTTGTGGATTATCAGGTACAATATCACGTCCATCTACACCAGTAAGGGACCAATCATACGCTCTTTCCTTGATGCCCTTAGAGGTGAGGAAAGCAACAGCTTCCTCTTCAGCCTCATTGATATTGAGAGCTTTGACATGGATTACCCCATAGTCAACGTATTTCCCCAAATTGCTGTCTGCTGGGAGTGATGTGCCATTTTTAACACGCGGGTAAAATGTAAATATTTTCATGATGCGTATTTCATTGTTGCGTTTTCTTTATTGCGTTATTGACGATACAAAGATAACACATAAATATACAGGCGCAAGTGCGTATCGACGAACGTACCGAAAAATCCGACGAACGTAGCAAATTCATCGACCAACGCAAAAAGCAGAACCATTTTTATTTTAATCCCCTTATATTTGTGTCAACTTTTGCAAAGGCATGTCTGACTACGTTTTCAACCTAAACGATTTTTATGGTATTTTGGCCGATGCGGTCAGGCATAGCCCTATCGTACAAGATCAACCATGCAAACGCCTGCAAACTTGGCTGGTTGAAACGGAGGAGGGCGGGCGTTCGCTCCAAACGCCGAATTTAGGCGCTACAATTTGCGATAAGGGCAAAAACTTCTTTTGGTCGCGCTTGTGGGCGGATATGGGATACCCCAAAGATAAAATCGAATTTGATTTCCCGGTACTTTCCTGCTTTGTGCAGTCTATCCGCACAAATGAACCATTTGCCCGAAACAAATGGAAAAATCTGTACAATATTTCCCTGTCTGTTACGGACGCGCTGAAAAATGACTGCAAAGATTGTGATTGTTGCGCGTGTGACAAACGGACAAAGAATGACCTATTTTTAGACACGTCGCGCCTGCTCGATCAAGTTATTTTCTATTTGCAAGGCGTGAAGGTTGCGCGAATTGACGGCGGTCCGTGGGGCTTATACCATTCGCAATATTTACAAGCGCTTACAGATGTGGGCGGCATTACAATCGAAACAGGCCGGGGATTTGCTGAAATGCTTAGCGCGAACAACCAGCAGCAAAACGGCATTTATACGGAGGGTTTGGCAACGTCGCTATACGGGCGAAGTATAGATTTAGTCGTACATGAAAACGTATGTTTCGATAATCTGACTTTCAATTTCGAGGAGTTCCCGGCGGCGGTGCAAGAAGACCCATGCTGCCGAACACCTGTCTTACCTGGGTTCACGTTCAAAACGTTTCTCAACTCGCTGAACAGTTACGCAAACGATGAGGACGCAAGGGCCGACGGATTAATCACAGGTCAATTCTATTGGTTTTCCATTGCAACCGATACGGGCATATATGACACATTAAAGCGCGTTTCTCCATTGTAACATGAGCCAAATTTGTGAAAATATAACGCTCGACGGCGTTCCGTTCCCGACAAAGGGTTTCCCTGAATACTTGGAAAGTCTGCCAAATTACGCCAACGACACGGAGGCAAGGGCGGAAGGGCTTGAAACACACGACCACTATTTTTTTTCGGTTGAAACAGACAGTGGGATTTACAACATTTTGAAGCGAGTTTCTCCATTATAAAACAAAAGCATGAAAAAAATACTTGCAGCGCTTTTGCTGATTTTCTTTTTTACGCAGGCCAAAGCGCAAACGCCATATACAGCGCCCTGGGGGTTTAACTATGCGGCTCCGACCGCCGCGCCGTCGGCACTTGGAACACATGTTCGATTGGACATTAGCACGGGCCGCGTTTACCAGTGGTCTCCGGACGCGCTTAACTGGCAGTTGCAAGGCTACACCATCGAACAAATATCTGGATCGGTTGCGCCTGCTTACACGCCTGTACGCGGTCAAAGTTGGTTTGTTGTAAATAACGACACTTTGCCGCGCCTATATCAGTACACTGGGTCGGGTACGGCTTGGAAGTGCTTAAATTGTTCAAGCGGCAAAACATATACGGCAGGCGAAGGCGTAAATATTTACGGCAATACCATCCAATTAGACACGCTTGACCGCCTTTCATTCGCCGCCTCGCCTGTTTTGCCCGGCGGCGTCGGTACAATTCGATGGAACGATACGGATGGGTGTTTGGAATACGGTATGAAAGGAGGTACTGTCGTACAGCAAATAGGATTGGAGCAACTCACATTAGTTAAACACGCGGACAATACAGGGCTTACGCTTGGAAAGGTTGTTTACTTTGTCGGCAGCGACGGGACAAATAAAACGGTTCGGTATGCACTGGCAAACGCTGAAAGCACAAGCGCCAATACGTTCGGAATTATGGCCGAATCTGCAACGGGCGGCAACAAGGCATTTTGCACAACATTTGGTTTGGTAACAGGGCTGAACACATTATCGCTATCTGAGGGTAATATGGTTTGGCTTTCCGAATCTTCAGCGGGCGACATGACCACAATGCGCCCTACGGCTCCAAACCATGCGGTACAAATTGGCTATTGCATCCGGTCACATGCAACGCAAGGTATTATTTTTGTTTCTGTCCAAAACGGATACGAATTAGAGGAACTGCACAATGTATCATCTACAACCCCGACAGCCGGGCAAGTTTTAAAGTGGGATGGTACGGTATGGAAGCCTGATACAGACAATAATACCGGAACTACTTACACGGCTGGTACAGGCATAAGCATAAGCGGCGGCAATGTAATAAGCAACACAGGCGATTTGAGCGCGACAAACGAACTGCAAAACCTGTCTTTGGCCGGGCAATCGCTTGGAATTTCCAGCGGTACGGGCGTTACGCTGCCAATAATCGACGTAGTAGCGGGAACAGGTATAACGGTTAGCAAGACAGCAGGTGCGGCGACGGTAAATAGTTCGGGTATTACATCGCTAACTGGTGACGTAACGGCCACAGGGCCGGGTAGCGTTGCGGCTACGATTACGAATAGCGCGGTAACGGCTGCAAAGTTGGCGGCGGGAGCGGTTTCAGACAGCCTTAAAATAGCGAATGGCGCTATCCAACAAAGTAATATTGCGAATGGTGCAGTATGGGCAAAACACATCGCTCGAATGGGTGCGACAAACGGGCAAATATTGGGGTGGAATGGGAGCATATGGGGGCCGACAACAATCACCGGCACGGGTATAACATCGCTAAATGGTCTCACTGCCGGAACGCAAACTTTTGCAACAAGTACAACTGGAACAGATTTTACTATTTCCAGCAGCGTAGCCGCACACACATTCAATTTACCAACAGCAAGCGCAACAAACCGGGGCGCACTAAGTACGACGGACTGGAGTACGTTTAACGCAAAGGTAGGCGGCAGTGGCAGCGCCGGGCAAGTGGCTTATTTTAGCGCCGGGTCAACGCTTGCGGGCAACTCAAATTTATTCTGGAACAATAGTACAGGGCGTTTAGGTATCGGCACCAGTTCGCCGGGGGCGCTTTTGCAAGTAAATGGTAATACATGGGTAAACCGGATTGGCATAAACATTGACCCGTCGGCACTTGGCGCAACGCGGCTTGGCATTCTAACAGGGAGCAATACGGAGGCGATTTTCAGGGCTTATAACTCAACCGGGGCTACCCGAATTGCATGGGATTTAACAAGCGATGTGCCTTCAATGCAATTTATAGGCAGTTCCGGCACTATTACAGTAAACCCTGGGTCAACGACAACATTTGGCGCTGCTTCGTCTTTACTTTTGGGTGGCACAGGCTCAAGTTCCGGGAAATTACACGTTATTGGGACAAACAGCAGCGTAACATACACGCTTTGGCTTGCCAATAGTTCGGCTGCCGAATTGTTCAAAATACGGGATGATGGGCGCTTTGAAGTTTTAGCAACTAACACCGCAACCGGAACAACAGGCGCGCAAACAATTAACCGGCCAACCGGAACGGTCAATTTTGCGGCCGGGACAACAAGCCTCACCGTAACAAATAATCTTTGCCAAACGACAAGCATTGTTATGGCAGTGGTTCGCACAAACGACGCAACGGCGGTCGTTAAAAACGTCGTACCGGCATCCGGTTCATTCACTATTAATTTAACAGCCGCTGCCACTGCCGAAACTTCGGTTGGCTTCTGGATTATAAACTAAGAATATGAAACACACAATCATTTTTGCGCTCCTATTGAGCAGCGCAACCGCTTTCTCACAAAGAAACGTATTGTCCGACACTTCTTTTATTACCAACAACGCCGGACGATTTTTTGAAAACCGCCTGATTGTTTACGACAACGGCGAAAGTAGCGCGGTTGTGTCCCTGATCGGCGATACCGTGGCGGTGCAGAATTTGTACCGTAATGCCGTAAACGTAGAAGGCCGTCAATTTGGTGCGGCCGTCGGGATTGTCAGAAACCGCGTAAGCATAACGAACACCATCCGCCGCATATCGGCGACATGCAAGACCGCAACCGGAAAATCTGTCGATCAATTATCAGCAATCGACAAGGGGGCGCAATGGCTAAACGAATCGCTTACGTTTACAAATGCCACAAATACCCGTGCTGCGGTTATTACGCAGCAGCCAGACGGGACATTGCGCATAACAATCGGCACAGATGCGCCCCGTGTAATGCAACTGTACGAGGATTCGGTAATTCGGATACAGAGCTACCCGTCCGGCAGCTCCGTTTTGTACATCTACAATATAGGCGATAACCGCATTTTTTCCGATTTTTCGGGCGCAAATTACTTAACCCGAACAAACAGTCTGCGATGAAAATACAGCGAAAAATCACAATTGCCTTAATTCTTTGCATTGTAGTCGGAATTATTGGCCGCTGTACCGGCCAGGCGGTTGAGGAAATCGGTACTTACCCGGTATCCGAAACTAATTCCGTAACGCTTAAAGAGCAGCCGACATTTCCGGTTAGCGCACATGAGATTGACCCTGTTACGCGCCGCCTTACATTCCGGTACGAGGCCGTATCAGAGCGCAAAAATCACGGCCTGAAAAACTTTGTCCGCAAATTGCGCCGCGTGTTCCATCCAAATGCAAAAATTTAATGCAAAACGAAATAGCAGCATCCTTAGAAAAATCGCTTATCCTGATTAAAAAGCGATTGCAGGACGAATTGAAAGCGCAGGGCCACGAATTAACCGGGGCGCTGTCTAATTCGATTCGCTGGGAGGTTGCTGTTGAGGCGGACCGCACGACCGCAACCATGTACGCGCTGGGTTACGGAATTATAGTAGAGACAGGAGTAAAAGCGGGGCGCATCCCCTACGGCGGCAAAGGGGGCCGGGGCGGAACATCCAAATATATCGAAGGGCTGATTAGGTTTTTCAAACTGAAAGGCAAGGGGGAACGAGAGGCCAAAAGCGCTGCATTTGCCACAGCGCGAAAGCAAAAACGCGAAGGTATGCCGACGCGCGGGAGTTATGCCCACGCGCGCAACGGACGGCGCACGGGGTTTGTTACAGCGGTGTTGAAGGAAAGTATTGGAGATATTGCAAATATGCTTGAATTGGATTACGGGGCGCGAATCGCGTTTGAATTAAACCAGGAAGTAAGTGTTGATTATCTGATTTTGAACGTGGGGTAATTTCGTTCGTCGATAAAAACGTGACGTTCGTCCGATTTTTATGTGCATTTGTCGATACGGTGATTTTGCTATTGTATTATGTAATACATTTGTAACATCATTAACGATCAAACGCAAGTCACAATGAAAAGCGCAATTTTTACTTCAGCATGGGCCATTCAGCGCCAAAACCCAACTGCCACTTTTTAATGGTGTTTGCGTAAAGCATGGGCGGCGCATAAATTGCGCGTTCGAATGCAAAAAGGCGCTGAAAAGTTTGAGTTCATTAAATCCGACGGTACGGTACGCTTCGCCGTTGGAACTTTGGACGCAAACGCTATTTCATACGAAGCAAAAGGCGGGCGCAAAACAGGCCCGGCGGTTATTGCTTATTTTGATCTTGAGGTTGGCGAGTTTCGGAGTTTTCGGATTGATCGGTTAGTAGCATAATTTTCACAATATAAAAAACGCAAAATGGATAAACTTACGCGTACCGAACTTGAAGAAATCTGGCAACTTTGTTTTGAAAAGGAAGATGCCGAAATGTGCTTTGCAATTGACAAAGAATACGAAGAAAGATATGGGGCAGTTGCCTTTTATTCTTGGATAGTAAGGCGGCTAAAGATAAACTTTTCATGAGGTTACAATCGGGCCTCGGTGTACAACGGTACGCCGGGGCTTTCTATATTGTAAAATATGCCGTACTTTTGCAAAAAAACCAAATGGCAGAAACTATACTGTTTCGGCTGGTTGCGCAAGATGCCGGGGTCAATGCGGCTATCATATCCAACCGCGAAGAAATCAAAAAACTAAACAAGGAAATAGCGGCATCGAAGGGCGCGAACGGCTACGCCGACCTTGTACGAAGTTTGGTAGAGGCTAAAAAATCGGCAGCCGACCTAAAAGCCGAACAAAAGGCGCTTAATCGTGAATTTCAGGCTACCCAAGTTCCAAAGGATAGTTTGGCGGGGCTTCGCTTAGAGTATTCCAAATTAACCGAACAGATAACGAAATTAAGCGCCGCCGAACGTAATAGTGATTTTGGCAAGGGGATCATTGCGGGCGCGGCACGGGTAAAAAGCGAGATCAACAGTATAGAGGAAAGCGTAGGGCGGTTTACCGGTTCGGTCGGTAACTATAAAAAAGGGCTGCTTGATATTGGCGACTTAGTTACGGGCGGGCTTATTACGGGCGGCATTGTCGCGCTTGTACAGGCGTTCGGGCAATTAGGATCGAAAGTAATTGACATAAATTCACAGGTTAGTGATAAAATAGCGGACGTTGCCAAAGCCGCAAACGTAAGCATAGACTTTGTAAATAGCCTTTCTGAATCGCTCAAGGCGAGGGATACCCGAACAAGTCTGATTGACCAATTAGGTATTGCTGAAATTGGCGGCAAGTTGGGTGTAGCACAAGACCAATTAAAGGGGTTTGTCGAAAGCGTGGACGTAGTAAACGTTGCGCTTGGAGATCAATTTGGCGGTAGTGTTGAGCAAACTACCGATGTAATTGGGAAACTTAGAAATGTTTTAGTCGATATTAAGACCGACAACATAGGAAAGGACATTGTAGGGATTGGCAATGCTCTTAACTTTTTGGAAGCGCAAGGGGCCGCAAGCGCTGGAACAATTGCAGATTTTGCGGGCAGAATAGCGGGCATTGGTGAGCAGTTTGGCTTAACATCCGGGCAAATTATCGGCGTATCCGCAACACTGGACGAATTGGGGGTAAATGCCGAACGCGGTTCATCTGGATTTGTGCGCATATTGCAACGTGTTTCAGCAGCGCCCGCCGCATTTGCAAAAGCAGCCGGTGTTTCAAGTCAGGAATTTACAAAACTTGTAAACGAAGACCTTTTTGGGGCTGTTCAATTATTTTTAGGCAAACTCAACGATAAAAATCTGTCTAATACAGAACTTGAAAAAGTTTTGAAAGGGCTTAAACTTGATGGAGTTGGAACGGTTGAGGTAGTGGGCAAGTTGGGTGGAAACCTTAGCCTATTGAACGAAAGAGCCGGGCAAGCAACAAAAACTCTTGGTGAAACATCCAGTGTTACACAGGAATTTGAAAAGAAAAACGCAACGCTTGGGGCAAGTGTTGAAAAACTTAGCAACGCATTTTCTAATTTTTTGACAAACGGCAATTTATCGGGTACACTTAAAAGCCTTGTCGATGGGGTAACTTCGCTTGTCGGCGGGTTTACCGATCTTGTAAGGGTTTCCCCTGCCGAACAATTAGCAAAGGACAATACCGAATTTCAGTCTTTGGTTGAAGTATTGCGGCAGGGCACAGCCTCGCAGGAAACCCTAAATATTGCACGGGCAAAACTTACCGCCAATTTCCCTGAATATATTGGAAACGTTGATCTTGAAAAAGCAACACATGAGCAGTTAAACGGCGTACTTGATGCGGGCAACGCGCTGTTTTTAAAGCGTATCCTGCTTGAAACTCAAAAAGAAAAGAACATTGACTTTGCAAAACGGGAACTTGCGATTCAGCAACAGATTTTTGAGGCTGAAAAGAGAATTGCAAATGAAAAGGGTAACGGGCCGGGCTTTTTCCAGACCCTCATAACGGGCAGCGGGTCGGCGGACAGAAACAGGGCATTAGCGGATTTAAACCAATTGAAAGCCGAACAAAAAAAGGCCAAAGACGATGCAGAGGCGCTATCTCAAAGGCTGTTTGGCGAACAGGTTAATGTGCCAACAATTAATCTAAGTGAGCAAAGAAAAAAGGCGCTCGAAGAAGAAAAAAAGACAATTGAGGGCGTAGGAACGGCGGCGGATAAAAGCGCTAAAAAACAGGCAGACGCATATGAACTTGTAAAAAAGCGAGTTTCCGACCTCACAGAAAGCCTAAATGTTGCCGTAGCATCGGGCAATACAAACATAATACCTAAAATATTAGGCGATCTTACCTTAGCACAAGCGCAATTGCAGTTTATAGATGCGCGTGTTGCTCGCATAAAAGCGGGCGTTAAAGATGATAAACGCAGTATATTTCAGCGCGTAACAAATCCCCTTAACGATAATGCCCCCGCGCCTGGCGCTGGCAGCGAATTGGGAGCCGATCCGATAAGCGCAGAGGTTGACCGGGCGAAGTTTGCAAACTCGCAGATAGTTGATGACCAAAAACTGACAAATGAGGAACTGCTAAAATTAAAAGCCGATTTATCCGATGCAAGTTTACAGTTTACAAAAACAGAACTTGAAAACGAGAAAGAGGCAAAGAAAAAAGCACTTGAAGATGAAAAGCAGCGCAGGAAAGATCAAATTGACGCGGCTTTAGATGTTACGAAGTCAATTGCCGGGGCCGTCCTTGACATTGAAAAAAACCGCATTGAAAGCCAAAAAGAAACGGCAATAACAGCACTCGATGAGGAGTACAAAAAGAAAATAGACGCGGCGCAAGGGAACACCGTTTTGCAAGAAAAACTGCAAAAGGAACTTGACGCTAAAAAGTTGATACTTGAAAAGAAAGCAGCAAAGCAGCGACAGGATTTAGCGATTAAGGAAGCGATTGTACAAGGCGCTTTGGCGGTTATTAAAGCGCTGGCAACAAGCAACTTTGCGGGCGCGATTGCGGCGGGCGTTGCAACGGTTGCGGAAATTGCAATTATCAAATCGCAGAAATTTGCGCGGGGCGGTACGGTGAAGTTCGGAACGTTCGGGGGCAAGCCGCACAGCGCGGGCGGTACAAAGGGCGTATTTGATGACGGCACACGGGTTGAAGTTGAAAAGGATGAGGTCTTTGCAGTGGTAAACAAACGCAATGCCCCGATGCTTCGCAAACTAAGCGCGGTAAACGCATATGGCGGGCATGGTTCACACTTTTTTGAGAAAGGCGGGGCGCTTAACTTTACCCCGCAAATTGCCCTACCTCAACAAGCGTCGCTTGTACAGGTATTACCTTCACAGGCCACGTTTACCGATGCTCAAAGCGCCCAAATCGGAGAAATCGCAGGCCGGAAAATTGCGGAATTGCTCGCGCCTGTTGTTCAAAACAGCATCGCGCTTGGAATAAACGATAGCAACCGCCGATTAGAGCGAGAAACAGCACTACAAACAAACAGAACCGTTTAAAAATGGCAATATCAATAATTTCCGATCCCGGCGAAAGTGTGGGCTACCCGTATTCAGGCACAAAGCCGCTGCCTATCCCCGTAAGCGATTGTTTGCAGTGGTGTTTGCAGCCAGACAGCGCCGATGTGATAACCGGGGCCGGATCAAAAGCAAAGGTTGTATTTACAATCCCGGCAACGCCTACCATACCCGCAAACGGCACGGTATTAAAGGTATGGGGGTACACATTTACCATTCAATCAGGTAGCAACTACACAAGCAATTCGTTTAAGGTAACAACAAACGGTATTGAGACGGCGGCGAATTTGCGCGATATGCTGAATAGCAATATCAAATTTGCACAAGCCGCAAGCGCTGTACTCGCTTTGGGCGCAACCATAACCGTAACCCTGTCTTGGAATGACTGCCGGGAACAGGGCAACTTTACCGGGGCGAATATGGTGTTTACCGCTATGACTTCAATGGGTGGCGTAGGCGCAGCGGTGGCAACAAACGGCGTAACGCCTACCTACTCAAATGGGTATCAAATGGTTGTTCGGTTGGTTAAATGGGATAGCGCAACAAGCGCATTTATACCCGTTACCGAATTTGAGGCCATAAACGTTAAGCGGGGATGCTCGACGGTTGATGCTGAATGTGTAGACTATATGGCGGCTGCAAAAAAGGTAGTTTATACGCCTATGCCGGATTTGACAGACAGTTCCGAAATCGCGTCTACGCTCGACACGGTGACGGGCCGCTTTGCTTTACAGTACGGGTGGACTTACCGGGATGAATTGTGCCAGGTACTTTATGGAACTACTCTGCAAACGGAGGATTATTTAGTTATGAACGCTATTTTCCCAATTCAGGAAACGTATAAAACGCGGCGTTTCATGGATTCAAATTTGCCGTCGTTCGTTACAAATCCGGGGTTTATGACCAACCAGCCGTCAACTTTGCGGCTTACGGAAACGTCCTTTGCTTGGCTTTGGATGTATAATAGTTGGGTAAATGCCCGACCAACGGCCACGAGTTACCGGCTACGTATCCGCATTTTTAAAGTTGGATCGGCATCGCTGTTTGATACTGTTTTAGTTACATACTCCCTTGCCGATTGGTGGCAATGCGTTTGCGCAAACGTTTCTGTATCGCGTGTGGTAAGCCTTTCAAGCCTGATTAACGCCGCATCCGAAATTGACTACTATGTTTGCCGGGTGGAGGTTATGGCCTCGACAACGGTATTAGACCAAACGGTAGATACTACCTATTCAGTCGATCACAGTTGCGCGAATAACGACAATGTAACGGATCTTTATTTTGTATCCCCTTACGGCGGGATTTGTACAATCATTGTCGATATTGATGACAAAACCATAACAAATGGGTTTACAGAAATTGCCTTAGATGTACCCTGCACAACATCTACAAACGAAAATGCAAAATACCAGGGGCTTTCGGCGCAAGGGCTAAAAAGTTATGAATCTTATACGCTTACGGTCGTTGACGACTACACGCCCGCACAAGTGGAATATTTCAAGTCGGTAAAATCAGCGCCGGAACACTGGATAAAAGTGCAGGATGTAAGGCCGGAAGTATCCGACGTTGGATATACAGCCGTTCGATTTTTGCCCGACACCGATGGGGTACAGATTTTTCAGCGTGGCGAAACAATCGCATTAAAGTTGACGGGCCGCATTGCGCGGGATTACCCTACGCAGTTGCCAAAATAACCCTATATTTGTACGAACAAACCAAAAATAACAATGAAAAAAGTCGATTATACATTTTTTGCAGTTGTGTTTTTTCTCTTTGGCATTATAACATTTGCCTATCAATGCCACAAAGAAGACTGCACGATTTTAGGCGCTTGGAATACGTTAAGCGTTTCCGGGGCCGATACAACAAAAGCGGTTTATTGCTTCACAGAAGATTCGCTCATTGCGGTTTTCAAGGGCAAGACCATAAGCGGGCGGCTATCAATCCCCATTTCGATAACACCGAATGAAATAAACATACACGATGCAAAAGGGCAAGTTTGGCCGTATGAAAACACATGCGATACGCTCATGCTAAAAAATAGCGAAGGGCTGCAAACCCTTTGGCGGTAAAAGTTGGTTTTAGGGGTTGTTTTTCGGCCCGTGTCTGGAAAGATGCGGGCTTTTTTATTTGGTGGTTTCTGAATAACGTGTTACATTTGTGCATTGTTCATTTTTAAAAACGCAATAATGGAATACGAAAAAAAAGACCCATACAATGTTGAAAGGCATAATAATGCCTTAGATTTAAATTTTACCTATATTGGGGGCGATAAATATAAACTTCCTAAACACTGGAATGCTGATGACATAGTGGTTGATCTTTCGGCAGCTGGTAAAGAGCAATTCCAAATACTTAAATCTGTTTCTATTCAATTGATTGGCCTATATAAATCGCTTGAATACGCCTTTCGTTACGCCACTAAATCATAACGCCATGATAAGCATTGATAAAATTGCCCACATCTTAATGCCTGTTTTTGCCACCGTAACGCTTGTATATATGTCGTGTGGAGGGAAAACAGACAGTGTGAAGTATATCGGATTTGAAAAACCTAAGCCGATTAATCCAATTGAGCCTATGCCTGATTATGTTCACCTGCGGTATTATGAATATGACGGGCATGTTTATGTAGGGGATAGGCTTGGAAGCAACTACGCTATTTTTACCCATTCCGGAACCTGCACAAATCCTATTCACTTTCAAAATTGTAAGTAATGGAGAACGACTGGATTTCTTTTAAAGACGGCAGCCCGCCGAAATGCAGTGCGTTTTGGTAAAAGATGGACTTCAAAATGTGTACTATGCGGTGTATGTAGAGGCTGGAAGATTTGACGTGCATCGTCCGGCCCTAAAAAACCATCGCAACTCAGAACCGCATGGAGCCGATTTTCATATCAATCATTTCCCTATTGGAAACCGATACATTAAAGCATGACCATTGAGGACTATGTAATACCAAAATCAGGCACGTTTTTAATTGAAGGGCCGGGAACCGCAACCGAACGCGCTAAAAGAGCAAGATCGGAAACGATTGTAAAAAAGACTTGCATCAAAGTAAAAATGAAAGCAAGCGAAGGCTATCAAAAGCGTTAGTCGATCAAAAGCATACGTTCGTCGATAAAAACGTGCTGTTTGTCGATACTCGCTTTTTTATGTGCATTTATGTGTTATCTTTGTAAGGTCAATAAGACGAAACGCAAAAAGATAAACGACATGACAACGAATCAACAAATAGCAGCAATAATCTTACAGCAATTAGGCGGACAGTCTCGGTTAAACGCAATGCTTGGCCTGAAAGATGTTTTTGCGGTTGAAAATGGCGTAAGTTTTAAAATTAAAGTTCACGCAGCAGCAAACTATGTAAAGATCACTTTAAAAGGTCTTGATTTGTACGACGTTGAAATTGGTAAATTGCGCGGAATAAATTACAATATAGTAAAGCAAGTATCAGACGTTTATGTTGATGGCCTGAAAAGCCTGATTGAAGATACATGCAAGGTTCGGCTTTCTTTATAGAAATCCGGTTTCCTGCTAAACAAAAAGCCTTGCACTTTGCAGGGCTTTTTTATTGCTATTTCTCCAAATTTTTACCGTAATTTTGCAAAAAAAATAAGTGGCAAAAATTCAGGTAAGGGTATCGTTTTCGGCATCCAAAATATTAGGGGCCGAATGGGTAACGCTCGATTTGGGCAAAGGCTTTGTATTCCGAAAAAGTAAGGATGTCGGGGCGCTTACCAACCTGAATGAATTAAAAGTTGAAGGTATCCTACCCTTTTCCGTGCCGTTTTCGCGCAAAAATAATCTTGCTTTGGCAGTATTGGGCAGCCCGGTTGTTCTGGATAACGCCTACGAGTATTTAGAGTGCCGGGCGTATGACAACGAAAGCCAATTACAATTTGACCGCGTTTATTTTCGTGGTAAAAACGAAGATTCGGAAACATGGGATTTAGAGTTCCGGCGTTCGTCTTTCGATTGGGCGGATCTTGCCAAAGCAAAAAAACTAAATACGATTGATTTAGGGAGCGATACTCTAAGCGCCGAACGAGTAGCAGAAAGCCATAATAACCCCATTTATGTTGATGGAGCCGTGCCGACGTTTTGGGCAAACATGGACTATGGCGGGTGGGTAGATAGAAGTGAGCCGATACAATTCACAGACCCACCAGTTAAGGGTGTGTTTTTGGAGGATTTGCGCCCGCTAATTTCAGAGGTTGCACTACTCAAGCAGGGATTTTGTGAAATCGGGTGGACGCTTGAAGGTACAATATTTGATGACGAATGGACACGCCGCCGTTGGGCCTATTTGCTTTCTCGAACGTTTTATAAACAAAGCGCGGGATCGTTAAAAGTCATAGGTAAGTCAAGCAATGACGAAAGTGGGGCGGGCCTTGTTCCTATTTTCGATCAATTAATTTACGATCCATCAGGCAGCGCGATTGCGCCGGGTGCTCCGGGAGTATATGCGCCTTATATTGTTAACTCACTACCTTACAAAGCGGAATACATGTTCTGCATAAAGGGGGAATTTAACAACCCAACCGGCATAGACATAACCCTGTCCGTCGATATTTGGGAGTTCAACTCGTCTAACCTTGTAACGGGCGTTATCATAGTAAAAGACTTTGAGGTGCGGACACTTTCGCCGGGCCTTAGTGGGTTTGTGGAAATATGCGTTCCTGTTATATTGGAGGCGGGGCAACGGGCCGGGATGATAATAACGGCAACAAGTAGCGTAACCCTAAAAAAAGGGTATTATTTTTCAGTTGACGTTACCCAAAATACCCTTATCCGGGGCGATTCTTTCAAAATTACAAGCCTGATTAATCCCGATTACACCCTTTGGCAACTTTTCGCCGGGTTTATTCACACGATTAACGGGCGATTTCAAACGGATTATACAAGCCGCGTCGTTACCGTGTACCCGCAAAAAACGGCGAACATTTACGGCAATGGTGTTCCGGGTTTCATTTTTGACGAACGCCTGCCGATTGATTTGACCGAAAAGACGGTAAAAAATAGCATCCAAGTAAAGCCCATAAAAAACACGCTTACAAGGTACACGCGCTTACAGTTCGCCACGTCGACAGATGCGTATATCGACAGCCTTGAACTTGTGGAGCCGCCGCATAGCCGTAAAATACTGAATGGCTTAGAATTGCCTGATTCGGTTACGGAAATACAAAACCCGTTTTATGAGCCTACAATTGAAGGGCAGCCGACAACACTAAAACAATTCCGGGCAAATGCAGGCGTAGCGCCCAACCCATCTCCATACCTGCCGCGCCTTTGGGATAACACAAACGGCGAAATATCGTACAACATTGGGCCGCGTATTTTCTACGCCTTTGGTAGGGTATTCCAGCGACCTGCCGATACAAGCCTATTTAATGTCCTTTATCATTATTTTGAAGGCGTAGAATATCCTGATGTAGCATACGCGACGCAAAAACGTAGCGTTGATATTTATTTGCCTCCCGCCGGAACAGTTAGGCCGACAGTTGATGGTACAATCGTTTACGGGAAAGCAGAAAGCGATCTATACGTTTTGTTTTATTTGGGCTTAGGTATCCAAAATAAAAAAGGATACACGGTAGATATGTTGGTAAAGATGACCCAAAAGGACTATTCAGCATGGGATTTACGAACGCGCTTTAAGTTCCTTATTGATGGCTTCCCAGTTGTCGGGCTTGGAACGGCAATAAACGACTTTGCAAATGACGGTACGGCTACGCCTTTGATGCTGACCATCGACCCGGCAGAATCGGCATGTTGTGACGGGCCTTGTTCATGCCGGTTTAACGAGTGCGAATATTTCCAAGACTTTGGCGCTTTTGTTCGGCAAACTACCTTAGATGACATTGTGATAAGTTCATTTAAGGTTGACGGCGTGGAAAAGTTGACAAGTTCCATCGGTTTAGGTATTTTGAATATTGTATCAATCGGAGGCCTGGCATTTGTTACAAACTTGGTGGATGCGCTTAACAGCATCGGGGTTGACTACTTTTCTTTTTCCTACTCACCGACAGCGTACAGCCAAAAAAACGACGGGCGCTGGTTTAAAATCAAGTACCCGGCATGCCAAACGTTTGAGATTATTTTAACGGATTCGGGCGGCGATATTTATAAATATACCGAATCGACAATGTTGCAACAGTGGTTTGGTAGTGGGTATTCGGCGTTCGGGTACGGCGGTGTAACCTATACAACGCCACAAAATTGCATTGAAACAATTGAATATTAACTAATAAAAACACACAAAATGGCTGATTCTAAAAATCTTGTAGAAGGAATTACGGATGAAATTTTACGAGTTATGGCAATAAAAACCGAGTACCTTTCACTGCCAAATGGCGCTGGAAGGTTTGCTGCTATGATGATGGAGCAGGCGATTGATACTGCAAGAAAAGCGCAAGCAAGCGGCGATATTTTGCAAATGATTCCAGCAATTAAGGCTTTGCAAGAATTTGAATATTAACCAATAAAAACGCTAAACAATGGAAGTCAAAACAGTTGACAACATATTAATAAAATTATTGCCGACATAAATGCCGCAAGGGAGGATATTTTATGTCAAGTTATTGAGCAGATAGAGGGCCGGCCCGCTCAATTATTGGACGCTGTAAATATTGTTTTAGCGACCGACATATCTATTTCGCCGTCGATGCAAATGGTAGTTTATAAGGGTGTTCATGTTGGGAACATAGATTTTAATATGATTGAAAGAAACGTAACTTTTACGCCTATTAATGCAAGCAAATGAAAACAAAGCACCAATACACAGCGCATAAATTAAAAATGTATAATACGATCGGATCAAAAATGCGCTTACGCAACCCGTCTAAAAATACGGTCAAAAAAATAATGCGCCGGGCGTGGTTATGTGTAGACTGGCAGCAAAGGCAATGGAATGCCAAAGACGAACGCAGTTATTTTCTTTTCAATTGGGTTGGCGCTCGCTTATATATTATGTCGAAATGCCAAATTTGTAACCGCGAACCAAAGGGGTATAAACAATTTAAAACGCAATAAATGACAACCTTCGACACATTTACCAAATTCATGGCCCTGCACCCCAAAAGGATGGAAATATACGACCCAACGCCTGAAAATGTAAAGCGCTGGGAATGGCATATCAGGCAGCGTGAATCAAGCCCAAAAGGCGAAAAAATGCACTTTGATTATACCATAATTGACGCATTACGACAGGAGCGCGGGGTCAAAGAGTTCGCGCAATTCCCCATAATTGCCCAAATGTGCTACACGTATATCGCCACTATGTACCCCGGCGAACAAGTCTACGCCTGTGGTTCCCGTGTGCGGGGGGATTACAACGACGACGGCAACCAGTTCATAAACGACGCCCGAATAATTGCAGGCATGAAGCCTACCGACGTTTCTGACTTCGATTATTTTGTGCGCAAAGGCGCGGTACAGGTAGGCGTAGCGCACGACAAGTTTAAATTTGATCGGATGCGGGTACGGTTGCCGCTTGACGAAATGGTGGCAATTCCGATCTACAAACCAAAAATTAAAGATGATATTCAACTTTGAGAAAATCGCACCTGAGTATGTGGACGGTTTTTTGGAAATGGTCAAAAAAAACCAATGGTCGCAGGTCGTTCGTTACGTTGACGAAAACGCGCTATGTACCGAAAAGATAGGATGCTGCGGAA